CCTATCAATTATTTCAATCCTATCACCAACTTTAAATTGAGATTTATCAATACTAGTTTTAAGTCTTATATCTGCACCAAATTCTTCAATATCAACCGTTGGTGCGGTATTATAAATCCAAGAATTTGCAAAAATTTCTTTTTTTGACTTTTCAATTGGATTTGGTATATAATCTCCAATGTTTTTAACAGTTAAAATTTGATCTTTATAGATTGGAATTGAACCATCATCCGTATAATCATCAATATCTGATATAACACCAGTTATTCTAAATTCACATTTTTTGTCTATATCACCATTTTCATATCCAAAATAAATCTTATCAGACCTAATATTATCAGTTTTATGAATTGTATTTTCTATTCCACTACAACCTAAAAATTGATTATAATTTTTTTCAGTATATGTTATAGTATTATTACCAGAATATATCTTACCACTAGAATCAAATCCATTTGTAGAATCTACTGTAATAACTGAAGATCCTGGAAGAACTGTATCCTGAGATTTGGTTGCAGGAGTAATTTCAAACGTTCCTTCAATAGTACTCTTATCATCATATCCAACATAGAGATTTATTTTATAATAAAGAATTCCTCTTCTAGTAAAAGGCTCTACCTCAGATACAACAGCTCTAGTATCACTATCAGTATTTTTTACGACAGTTTGACCTTTTAACTTTGATAAATCACCACTAACTGCTTCTGCAATTAATACTTCTCTTCTTACAAAAGAAGCATCTGATGGTTTAATAAGATATTGTTCTAAATTTACCGTTTGACCCGATTTTCCAAATAAAACTCTTAAAAGAGTTTCTACAGAATCATCAGTTCCTTTTGATGTATAAAAAGATTTTATTTCTTTTATGAAATTTCCTACATTCAAATCATCAGTTAATTTTCTTCCTTGAAAATCATTTGCAAAAGTGAATTTTGTCTTTTCAAAAAATTCTTTTAAAAATAAAGTACTTAAATTTTCTACAGATGCACCACTATTATGAGAAGATGCTAATGTAGTATCAAATACAACTTCTTCTTTATCAAGAATATTGTGATAATTTGTAATACCACTAAATCCACGAATACATCCAGTAAAAGAATTTGTAGTTATTCCCGTATAGGAAATAATTTCATCATCAATTTTAATCAATCCATATTCTTGTGGAAATCCTTTTGTACTGGTAATATTAATTGTTTTGTCGCCAACTGTAGTAATACCCACTGTAGTAGAACTATCTACTATGACTTCTGG